CAAAATTAATATCTATGACGAAATACTTAAAATGGAAAAACTGAGGAACCCAGATAAAGAGGAAAGATTAATTTCAAATGATGACTATCGTGCCTTATATGATTTGTTATATGAAATCTTACATCTTAATATGGAGCGTATTAAATATGGAAAAGAAGTTTGTGAAAATCGTCGCGAAGAAGGGTATTTTATTAATAGTTCCCTGAAACTTATTCGCGATACCGTAAATGAGATACTTATTGAAAAAGGAAAAGATGTGTTACTTCAAGCACCTGATATCATTAGTGATTGTTTAAAAGATTATTGTCCAACGTTATCAAACTGTTTCCAATTAACGCCTGTAATGAATAAAAAAACAGAATATTCAATTATTTTTGATGATGTTTATAAGTATTTGAGGAATGATACGCGAGATAATTATAATTATAATAAAACTCGTTTTTACAAGGAAGTGTTGGTGTGTGTGTTTTGCGTATTAAACATTTCAAGAAAAGCGAATGACCCTCCATTGGTATCTTATTTAGATATGAATGACTTGAAGAAGAAATATTATTCTACTAACGCATCTATTGATAATATTAAAACAAATGTAAGCGATTTGATTAACAAGATAGAAACCTATAATTCAAAAGTAGAAGACGAACACGGTTTAGTTGATGTTATTCAAAAAGACTTGGGTGAATTGAAACAGTTTAATGAAACGACTACAAATGATAGTGATAATCAAGCAAAATCTACCTATAAGGAAGCATTGGAAAAAGTAATGACCCAAGTTGATAATAGTAATGCAGTATCTGCAATGGGAACATTAATTTTTACGGATAAAATTGCGAAATTGAACACAGTTAATACTGTATGCCAACCTACATTAGATGATACTATTACGAAATCATATAAACCATTATATGAAGTTGGAAAAGAAGAACTTGTAAAAGAAGAAGTTAAAAAAGAAGAAAGTCCTCTAATCCTTAAAAATAGGCAAAGAAATAATAACAAAAGTAAAAGGGGATACGTTTATGGCAGACCTGGTAAACATCGTGGTACAAGGGGAAGGTTTCGTAGAAACTAAACAAGTAATTCGTATGAAAGATAATAAATAAAAGATGTTATTTATTATGAGTAAATGAACAAACAACCGAAATATATTAATGCCTTTATTGAAATCCCTATGCAGATAACTGACGAAAATGAACTGAGCCCTATCACTGAATATATGAAAATTCGCTTTGAACATTTATCTAAATTACCCGAAAACAAACCTGAACCCTTCCAGAATTATTTTCAACAAAGCATACAACACGCTATGATGGAAATTATAAACCCATATGAAAGTGAAAGTGATACCAGCGATTACGATAGTCCTGATGAAAAAGAAGTTATCGAGGATACATATGACGACCAAGACCAACACCCACCACAAAAGCAAGAATTTTCTACACAAACTGACCCAGAACACGAATTACGGTTCTTTACAGAGGAAGAATGGAACCATATACCACGACACAAACCTTCACATAATCACACTTTCAAATGTTTTTCCAAAAAAAAACATTCCAATAAAAAAACCAGTCAAAGTAAAACACAAAAACAGCGCATATACTCTTAATTCATTGGGTAAGGTCGCTGGTTAGAAGCTACTTTTAAAGGCGCTGGAATAATTAACGGGGTACGTTCCATTACATTCAATGATTGTAACGACTTAGGCTTGTTTTCAACGTGTGCCTTTGGAGCCACCAAGTTCGTTGAACCAATGCCAAACAACTGCGACTCAATCTCGCAGGCATTCTTTGACAAACTATGATTCGCCATACGTCCCATTAGCAGACCATTACCTGCAAAATGATTGGTAGCCGCTTCCCCAGAAATAGGCAAGGTCATATGATCCATTACGTGTTGATAAGATTTACTTTCTTGTTGATAATCCGCCATATTATTTCTATTTCGTGTAGAAGACATATTGTTTGTATATAGGTAGATTTTTTTTCAGAACAAATCATCTATATAACCGCTTTACTAATTCTTGATATTGGGGATTGGTTTCCCCAAATGTAGCTGGCTCTTTCAAAAAACATTCAATACATGGTGAAAAAGCATCTAAATAATCATATCCAAGTAAAATAGTCATACCTATTTCAGGATCTGTTGAGAACATAAACCCGGCTGCTTTTTCGTATAACTTCATAAATAACGGACATATGCGTGTTTTCTCATATACATTATCCATGAACTGTTGTACAGCTTCTTCATCATACATCATTTCATCGCGGCTTTCCACATCAATAGTTGGGTCATCGCATTGAACTGGGTAATTGGTTGCATTCATTCCACACAACTTACGAAACTCATTACGATATTCTTCATTTGTAGCATACATAATACAAATGAATATACATATTTATATTCTTTACAGTGGTTTACATTCTTTGCAATAATCATACTATACAGTTGGGAAATATTCCCAATCCAAGTCCTGACATACCTTTTTCCAAATCATATCTTGTTCCAACTGTTTCTCCCGGTCTTTCATCATTGGTATGTAAGGCAAATATTGTGTTTGGTCTAACAAATTACACAATTGATATAACGTGTATGTGTAATTAAAAAAATTTGTGCGATTTGGCGGACAATGAATCGCCCACGGCTTCTGTATTTCAATAAACAATACGCATAATGTTTCATGTAATTCTTCGTTCATTACGGGGGGTTTGATGCCAAATAATGAGTTAATGTATTGGATATGTTCAAAATATTTATTCAATCCCAATTTTCGCAAAATATCACGCATTTTATTGTAGTTCAATGTGGATACATCTTCAATTCGTTCCTTTTTAATACGTGCCTTAATAGCATCCATTACTTCGTCTGGTATTTGCGTTGTTTCCTTTGCTTGGAATTGTGATAAAATTTCTTTAAAGTGGTTTAATCGAATGTACGCAGTATAAGACACTTCATTGGGTGGATCCTTACTATTTGGCTTTGCACCATCCACTATGTATGTAATAAACTTACTACATTGTTCGTTGTTACAAATCAATATTCCTTCTTCATCTTGTGGGATTAGTTCCCCTTCATTACAATACATACATATATCAGATGGAACAATAAAGTCTTTAATGTTTGTAATATCATTACGCACATTTCTCCAATATTTTGTATAATACTGTTTTGATTGTAAATATTTGTTATTTTGGATGTCAGATGCTTCGATGGTTTTGGATTTTATTTTAAAAAAAGACTGGATTACCTCGTCATGTTGGCTTGGCTTCTCAATGTTATTAATATCCTTCTTTTGCTCAAAATAGTCGAATATATACTTTGAGTTGTCCAGATAATATTTCTTCTTTTCCATCTTAATACGATTGATTTCTTGCTGAATTGCCTTTATCTTGTCTTTGTATTCGATGATCTTGTCCACGTCCGTAGATTCCAGTTTTCGTATTTCCTCTTTCAAGGTCTCCTTTTCCTTCTGTAAGGTGGGTATCGTCTCCACACTATCTTTATGAAACTGATCCAACATTGTGGTATGCTTTTCATCTATCGTATGGATGATCCGGTGTTGAGAACTCATTTCTGCAATTCGTATGTATAATACCTAACGTATATAATATTTATTATCCTTTTTCCGTTTATCTTTTTTGAAATACTATTCAAATAAAAAACATAGACAGATACTTGTATATATCACTACGCTGAATGTGTAAGTTAATACTGTTATTCGTATGGGCTATTTCAGTAATCGGGTTCCTTTATGGTTACAACGGGTTCTTTCGTAGGCTCCTTCGTATTCCGCCTCCAAAGGTATTACAAATCGGCTTTCTTCACGGGTCTAATATTCCGAATTCTTTTTACAAACAATTTTTAAATACTTTACAAGATGAGTTTGATATACCATTAAATATAACCTATTTACCCTATTTTCCACAAGAACCCCTACAAAATAATACAATAATTATGGGGCATTCTTTTGGTGGGTTCTTTGGATTACTGTATTGTATTATGGATCAATCAAGAAACATTAATAACGTGAAAGGATGTGTGTTACTGAATAGCCACTTTAATGAACGTTATAAAATGCCTTATATTGGGGTAAAACAAAATAAGTTGAAAATACCAGTTCTTACATTGCTGAACCGTGATGACGATAAATTACCATTACCAAAAGCGTTAGATGATTATGAAGTCTCTATCGAAAGAAAAGATACCAGAAAACGCTACATTGTAAATAGTGGCACCCACAGTTCCAGCTTTACATCTGACATGGAAATGGAATTAGTATGCAAACAAATAAAGGATTTTGTATCATTTTATGGGCTAGATAAATAATATATTTAGAATATATAAATGGCATCCCATAACAAAACCCCCAAGAGTAAAACCTCCAAGAGTAAAACCCCCAAGAGTAAAACCCCCAAGAGTAAAACCTCCAAGAGTAAAACCCCCAAGAGTAAAACCTCCAAGAGTGAGACTACAAGTAATGAAAAGGGATATTGTGTAAAATGTAAAGAGAAGCGCACAATGAAAGATACAAAGAAGGTACAAACAAAGAATGGACGTAATGCTTTATCTGGGGTATGTGAAAATTGTGGCACCAAAATGATGAAATTTGTAAAATAAATGCGTAAAATGCTCCTATAAACACTATACAGAATGTGTATAGCGTGTATAATGTCAAGTAGCCCAATCCCCACAAAAGAAATCCCAATAGAAGATCCATATACCTATTGTGAAAACATTAGTAGAAAGCAGTTCCAGAAATTATTATTCATTTCAAATGCATTAGATAATGGATGGACGGTAAAAAAACAAGAACACCAATATATTTTCACAAAAAAGCATGAAAACAAAAAAGAAGTCTTTCAAGAAAACTATTTGGAGCAATTCATTTTGGAAAATAATAATTTAGACACATTCTTAAAAAATACGAATAAGTAGAATTTTATTTTTTGTATTTACAACTATAAATCACAGCATAACAGATGTGAACATAGAATTATGTAGTAAAATCGCACTTACAAATATTTTGTATAATGAAGTGTCTACTAATGATTTCACCACGTCTTTTTTTGTTGTAAACAAGTGTTTATTTAGGAAAAAGGGAAAAAAGGGGGTGGTTTATAAACATTTATTAGTATTTTTTTGCATTTTCCCAAAATTTTTTTTCTTTCCCTATAATATATAAAATATGGCTGGAGGTCTTATGCAACTAGTCGCCTATGGCGCACAAGACGTGTTCCTTACCGGAACCCCTGAGATTACTTTCTGGAAGGTGTCCTACAGACGCCACACCAACTTCGCAATGGAATCCATTGAACAAACCTTTTCTGGTCAAGCTGACTTCGGTCGCCGTGTTACCTGTACCATCAGCAGAAACGGTGATCTTGCTTACAGAACTTACCTTCAAGTAACTCTTCCTGAGATCAACCAAGACATGCACAGCACCGGAAACGTATATGCTCGTTGGTTGGACTTCGTTGGTGAGCAATTGATCGCACAAGTTGAGATCGAGATTGGTGGTCAAAGAATTGACCGTCAATACGGTGATTGGATGCACATCTGGAACCAATTGACCCTTTCCAAGGAACAACAAGCTGGTTACTACAAGATGATCGGAAACACCACCGCTCTTACCTACATCACCGACCCTGCTTTCGCTGATGTTTCTGGACCTTGCGCTTCTACCACTGCTCCTAACCAAGTATGTGCTCCTAGAAACGCTCTTCCTGAGACCACCCTTTACGTTCCTTTGATGTTCTGGTACTGCAGAAACCCTGGTCTTGCTCTTCCTTTGATCGCTCTTCAATACCACGAAGTTAAGATCAACATTGATTTCAGACCTATCGGTGAGTGCCTATGGGCTGTTTCCGAGCTAAGCGCTACCACCGGAACCAAGTCTGTTTCCACCGCTTACCAACAATCTCTTGTTGCTGCTTCCCTTTACGTTGACTATATCTTCTTGGATACCGACGAGAGAAGAAAGATGGCTCAAAACCCTCACGAGTACTTGATCGAACAAGTTCAATTCACTGGTGATGAATCTGTTGGTTCTTCTTCCAACAAGATCAAGTTGAACTTCAACCACCCTTGTAAGGAATTGGTTTGGGTTGTTCAACCTGATGCTAACGTTGACT